CCTTGACGAGCGTCAGGAGTACCACCAACAAAGGAAGTAACAATTCTCTTCGAGCGAGTCGAAAGAGCATTGAGGTCAGCCAAGGTGAAACGATCTGCTGTTTGAGCTGCGATAACGTGAGAATAACCATTTGTGGTTGCCTCAGCGAGAGCCTTCATGATAACGTTAGCAGAGATTGTGTTTTGCTTAAGAAGGATTTCTTGAGCAACGCGAGTCATTGTCTTAGCGACAACGTCCATGCGGCTCTTAGCAGCATAACGACGATCAAAGCTTACTGCGGAATCAAGGCTATAAGTAGCGATCTTGAGTTCAGCAGATGTTGGAAGAACTTCCGAAGTAGGAAGGCCACCAGCACGGCTTTGGCTATATACTTGAACATAATCTTCGTCAGCGACATCGAAATACAGATCCAAAGGAATCGAAGGATTGTCATCAGCGTTGTATTGAAGAGTAGTGAAGAGGTTAGACAATGCTGGAGCATTGTTGATAACTTCTGCGAGAACAGGGCCAATAAATTCAGCAAGAGCGGTTTGAGCTTCATAAGCTACATCACGATTGCGAGAAGCCATTGCTTTTACAAGCTCGACTTGTTGAGGAGTGTTTTTTAAAGTAATTTTCATATTGTTAAATTCTTTTTTTTTATTTACTTTTTACTTACCAAGCTTAACGACTACATAGTCACCAGCAAATTGATCAGTAAGTCCGCCTTGAGAGACGCGAGAGCCAGTTCCGAGAATAGTACCAAGGCACTTGGAAGAGGTCGCAGCAACTGGGCCAATTACGCCAGCACCAGCAAGTTCGAAACCACCACCAATTGTGAATCCAGCAACAGCACCCGCTTCAATAGCATTTGCGCTCAAAGTGAAAATGCCTTTAGTTGCGACAGGAACACTTTGGCCAGGAAGAACAGCTTGAAGCTCCTCTTTCTTGGTTGTGTTGTAAATAAGTTTTTCTCCATTTTCATCAGCCTTAGCGGTTTGATTCAAAGTGAGTCCAAGAGGGACCGAACCAGAAGCAGCAGGGCCGACTTCAAGCGGGTTAGTTGGGTACATGTCACCACCAACGAAAGGGTAATCTGTTTTACCAAGATAAGAGTCAGTACCGTAAGTAATGGTTTCTTGGTTGAGATTTCCGTTTGTTACTGTAACAAAAACGCCATTGGAACCTGCGCCATCACCAGTGGTGGACTCAAGAACCGAAGCGGAGTTGAGAGCAAACATATTTACTACGTCATGCTCGTTATATTGTCTGAATGGGAGTAATCTTAATGCCATAATTTTTTTTAGTTTAAATATTTTTTATCCAAGGACGTTATCGCGGCTAAACGCAGCAGCAAATTTTTCCTTAAAGGTTGTTTTTGAAGCCTGGGCTTCGTTATTGTTAGGGAGAGACTCTTCTGTAGCTTCTGCGCTTTGCAAGGCTTCTTCAATGTCTACTTTTTCTACAACCTCCACCTCGGATGCTTCCGAAACTTCTGTTGTATTAAGGCGTTTTTCAATTTCTGCTTCAACGCGAGCCGCGATAGCTTCTTCAGCTAGAGCAATAGCGTCTTTGTTTTTGGAAGCCCAAAAAACAGAAAGCTCTTCCTTGAAAGATGCGAAAGATTCTTCGGTGTCATCAAGACCCTTGATCTTTTCTGCTATGAAAGCGCTGTCGGTTTCTTCAAGATCATAGGTAGAATCAATTTCTTCCATGCGAGAATTAAAACGGGCGACAGCTTCTTCAGCATTCTTTTCCGCCTCGAAAGATTCGATACGCTCTTGAGCAACTTTAAGTTCTTCCTTAATAGATTCTACGGTAGATTGAAGTTCTTCTTTAGCAGAAGCGATTTCATTTTTTTCTTTTTCCGCAGCTTCGATAGAAGCTTTATATTCGTCGTCTTTTGTTCTAATGGCTTCGGCAAAAGTCGAAGTCATGCCAGCGACAGCTTCTTCGGAAAATTTCTTCTCCGCAAGAGAGTCCTTGAGTTCTGATAGTAGAGTTTCTAGTTCCATAATTTTAGTAGTGTTTACAGTCTTTTTTAAATTTTGTGAAATTTTGTCAGATATTTTTTGGAGTTGCGTTGCTTGTACTTTTGTGTTTTGGGAATCTCCCTCCACGAGATTTTTTTGTTTTAGGTCTGTTTTTTTATGTTCATCACTTATTACTCCTTTAACATTGGCGGCGGGTTTTAATGTAAAACCTATTCCTAAGGGATAAACTTTACCAGTTATTAAACGGTAAATAGGCTCCCCATTTTTAGTTACGCCCTTACCTCCAGAGGATTTTAGCATAACCCTTAATTCTTCTATTTCTTTTGGGTCTGACACTACCCTAGCGTCCTTTAAATTTTTGCTGCCAACTGCAATTTTGTAATCGCTGAATCCAATTTCCCAACTAGCAGAAACTGTATTTTTCATCTTGCTATTTGGGTCTGTACTCTTTTGTAGCAAATCAAAAAATTCTTTATCTACGGTCTTATAAACAACCGCACCTAAAGCTATATGAAAGGGCTTCTTCTCTTCTTTATCTACATTAATTAAAATAGAGCTGTCGGAGTAATCGCTAAAACCAGCATTAACAATATGTCCGACAATTTTCTTTTTATTGTGTTCTATATTTGTGGGTTTATGAATAAACTGTTGAATGGAATCGATTGCGGTTTCCGCATTAATGCCATCTCCATTTTTATTAAATTCATTAACGACCGCTGCGTTAAAAGCTACGCCCATAAGATCTATATTCTTTTTGAGATCGACAGATGTCGGGATCAACGAACGAAGATTTTCTATGTTAGCTTCACTGACATTAATACCAGCAATTTCATTGCAAGCATTTACTTCAAATTCGAAAGTTGCAGTGTATTTGTGTTGCATAAAAATTAAGTCCCTGATGGACCGAAAAAACTTGCGATAGTGCCACCCTTTGGATTAAAGAGATTCGCATCCGTTTCTTTCGTAATTTTTCCTTCTTTTTTTAGTTTTTTTACAAAAGCTTTCTGCAATTCTATTGGGAGATTCTTTTTTTGATCTTCAGAAAGACCAGCCAACATGTGTTGTTTTTGACTAAAAATATTAGCTTCCATTTTCGAAAAAACCGTATTCATTTTTTGGTTGAACATACTGGAGCAAGATTTCTCTGTCCCGCCGTCATCCTCTTCCGCTGTGTTAACTGCATAGTTATCGTACATAGCGCACATACCCATGAATTCTTGGAAAACAGGTTCCTCTGCTTCGCTATATTTTTTTGCAATGGAGATTTCTATTTCTCCGTTAGAACGATCAATGTTCGCTACGAGTGGATTTTTAATTTTTTTCATATTTGTTTGAGTGATGTAAAATTGCTGAAGGATATATTTGTAAGCTATGAGCTTCGGAAAGATTTAATACATCTTCCATAGTACCCAACTTCTCTATTGAATTAAAATCATTTACACAAGAAATGAGGTTTTCTGACCAATTTTCTTTTTCTGACGCACATACAATAGATTCGCACAAAGAACCAACCATTTTTTCCTGTTCTTTACTCAAAGAACTTATTCCTAGTTTTTTCTTCATTTCTTCTGTCGCTAAAGAATTTAATGCCTCCACCTCATAAATTGTGGCCTGAATATTTTCTCTAGAAAACTTATCCTTAGAACCTTCTGGGCGACCAGACATACCTTTTGTAGGTTTATCAATTTTCTCCTCCGAATCATCTCCAGTTTCTGGACTAATCATGGGAACTCCCCCAACGATTGGATTGAAATAACCCTTTTCTCTTTGGTTCACAAATTTTTCTTGAGCTTTTTCTAGATTTTTAGCTAATGGGAATTTACCAGTTTGGAAAAGTTCCATACCCTCTTCTGCGGTGATAAGGCCAAGTTCCATAAGTCTTGTAGCGACCCTCATTAATTGGGTTTCGTCGCGTAAATCAATATCTTTAAACTTTACGGTTGGGTAAGACCTAAAACCCAAATCCTTAGCAATTCTACGAATCTCTGGCTGCAAAAAATCTTGGATAAATGCCTCCCTAGCTTCTTTGAGTCTGTCTAAAAACACACGGGTCTTCATTTCGGCTCCATTATACTTATCATCATTTAATGCTATATTTTGCAAGCCTTCTTTGATGTCTTGGTTGATAACCTCATACTTTCCAGGACCGACTACTTTATTAATATCTGGAATAACAAAATCCGCCTTCGTTGTATAGTCAGAAACTAAAACACGACCAACAGACTCGTTTTGAAAAAGTGTTTGCATAGCTTTTACGTTGTTGGGATTAATACCTCCCTTATCTGGCTCCGCCCCCATTGTAATCATAAGAATTACGTTTTCAACGGTTCTCATAATTGCTTGATCCATCTTCTTCATTTCCATTTTTGCATTAATATCTTCTAGAACTGGATATCCGAATGGTATAGCAAATGGCTCATAGTCCTGTTTCTTATAGAAACTATATGAAATTCTATCGTTCTTTAAATTGATTTGAAGACCATCTTTAAAATAAGCGCCATCCTTAATTTGTTTTTTAACTTCAGGTTCTAAAGCGTCAAACACTGCCTGATCATAATCGTTTTTAGGGTTCGCGAGTCTTTCCATATCAAACTCGGACAAGATCTTTGCATAAGCCCCATCCTTGGTACTAAATACTGTGCTTCGTTTCGCGACAATATCATACGGATTTAAAACAATATACTTTAACGGAAACTTATTCAGGGATGGACCTTCTGAAATGTTTTGTGAAAACTTTTTATAATCATCCAAACTAAACTTACCATCAATTCGGTATAAGAAAATATTTCCACTTCTATAGTATTCTCTAAAGTACTGATCCTTAAGATCCCAAATTTTAATCCTGTCTAAGAGTTTTTCAAAGAAATTTCTAGAAGTCGAATTACCTCCCTCTAAATATAACTCTGCGTTGGCAAATTCTGACATCATGTCAATGGTGTTTCTAAAGATAGGAACATTAGCATAAGCTTTTTGGCAAAGTTCGATAGCGTCCCTAACATTCACACCATCAGAACCCATTTCGTATGGCAACAAACCAGCTCTTATTTGACTAAATTTGTTAATAGGGGTCGTGACAGAAGATCTGTTTATTCTTGTGTTTGTGGGAGACGATGAGAGGTTACTCACAGAACCAGATCGACTGTACGACCCCTGGGAAACATGGTATGCCTCACCCGCTGTAGCAGGCTCAACTGCTTCTTGAAATTTTGGGGCTTCTGGGGCAACCCTTTTAAAACTATTCCAATACTCGGATTTTTTTGTGTATTTTCTTTTAGGCATGATATATTATAAGTTACTTTACACAATTTAAAAGTTACTTTTTAACTTTTTTAAATAAACATTGGGGTGAAGCCTTGATTACTTTCTTCTGGGATGTCCATCATATCGTAATATATATTCATTCCCCAGTTGCCAAGCACTAAGGCGGAGTAGGAATCTTTCCTTGGTCTATCAACGCCTTTTTGTCTCTTCAAATTACTGGGTAAATCGAAACTTTGAGTGCCTCCAACAGAACTAGAAACTTGAATCAAAGCACATTCAGCCTTTGTTAAGTCAATCATATCCTTCTGGTGTTCGACGAATTCGATCATTTTCGCGCCAGCATTCTTTTCATCCTCGTACTTGGAAAACTTTAAGTCTTTTATTGGTATTTTTTTAGCTCTCTGAATCGAATAATTGTCATCCATAGCCGTCGCTGCAAAATAAAGTTTTTTTCTATCGAAAGCTGTCTGCAACATTTCGTTGCCATTTCTAATCCAAACAGAGGTGGGCTTTCGTAAGTAACAAATAGTTTTGTTTGAAACATTATAACCCCTTCTCGCTTCCTTTAAGTCTTTCACGTAATCGTGTGGGTTGTCTAAACCAGCATCAAACATACCTATCTCTAATTTATCCTTCTTAAACAAATCGCTTTCGTTGCAAGAGTTCATGAATTGAACGCCACCATTATAATCGCCCACAACCATAATTATATTAAAGTGGTCAATAATATACTTAAAGTAAGTCATGTGCTTTTTTAGGTTTGTGCCAGGAAGAGCATAGCTATGCACAATAACGCCTTTTTTGCCTTCTGGTATTAATTTAATAACCTGCATAGCAAAATCATCAGAAGCTTCAGATTCAGACCACGATGGGTCAAATGCTAGTATGTATTCAGCGCCCTCTTCTCCCGCCACTTCAACTGATGGTGATTCCCCATCTTCAATAGTGCATTCAGCCATCTTGCTTATCTTGAAATAACCAGCGCTGTCATCTGTAAATTGAGCATTAAATTCTCGATCAATTTGGGATTGACTCATAGTACCTCTTGCTTGGCTTATAAGATTTTCATCATACAAAGCTTTAGGAGCGCAATCATAGCTAAACTGCATAATGCATCTTCTTCCTTGGTTTTTAGCACCAGGATTAAAGATCATATTTTCATAAGCTTGATACATTTTATATAAATATTCAAACTTGTAGGATGCTGACGAAAGACCTATCATTTTATTAGAAGGCCACTCTGTACGCTCTTCCTCTGTCATTTTACCAGCGGCAATCATAGCGTCTTCTGCGTCGCTAATTTTTTGTCTTTCTTGTGGGTTTTCTACAACAGCCAAGAAAGGCATAATGACTTCATTCAAAACTTTTTCTGGCATAAGCAAAAGCTCATCAACAATAATTCTTTGAAAACGAAAACCACGAAGTTTTTCACCATCTCCAAGAGGCAGAGCTGTAATTCTGCTTTTGCCAATCTGCATCGACCACTCATCATTTGATTTGCTAACCTTGCCTATACATTGTCTAAATAATTCTGCTTTTTTATCCATAGATATGTCTTCAATCTTGCGAAAAATCATTTTTGATTGTCGAAAAGACTTTGAAATAATACCTATGTGAACTCCTTGGTTTAACATAGCGTCTAGCAAGGCAAAAATACCCGTAGAAAAGGACTTAGACATACCACGCGACCATATACCTAAAAAGTAATCATTCTCCATCATAGCTTTTACAGCCATATGTTGAAAAGGAAACAATTCAACGCCAGTCATTAGTTCTGTTGTAAATGTGACGTTTTCTTTTAAAAACTTGTACAAGTAATACTTAGCCTTGTTATCTTCAAGGTAGCCATCAAGATCTAAGATTTGTTTGTTGATATCTTCTCTATCTAGGGGTTTTTGATTTCCTGTATCCCAACTCATATTTGCTCCTTATCTAAAAAATATTGTATATCTACATTCCAAAGTTTGTCGCCTAAATACAAAAGCTTGGGAATAATTTCTTCGCTATGTGTTCTGTTGTCGGTAAAAATAAATTGACAATTACCAGCGAACTCGTGTTGTATTGAAATCATATTAGAGAATACCCAACTCAGTTTCGGCGCTCTTCTACCTTTTGTAAAAATAGCCTCTTTTTCAATTGCTTTTATTGGCTTTTCTATAACTATATACATATAACTATCAAGCTCTACGCATCTTTTCATTTCTTTTCTGAACCTATCAACCTGCCCGCCAAATGTAGATAAAAAATCGCCAGAACTCTTTCTATCTACAAATGTATTAGAAAAATCCTTACCACCTAATGTGTAATCCCCGAAATCTAATTTTAAAATTTGGGATTTGGGAAATTCTAATGGCTGCTGTTCTCTGGTATCGATTAACACTTCGACATCGACATCTTCCTTAAACTCTTTAGGTATACCTTTATAAAATATTGGCTCAGCTCCCATTGCGTGGCAAGCTTTTGTATATGTGCCAAAATTCTCTTTAAAAACATCTAAGTCTGGCAATTGTCTTTTTAAAAGTTCAAGATGGAACGGCGCATTTTTATAATTCTTTTGTTTGATTCTTCTTTTAGCTAATTCAATTATATATTCTTTAACCTCAGTGGGATCGGATTTTTTGCACCAAGCAACTAATTGAGATCTATTAATAAAGTCATTCTCAAAATACTCCTCCTTCCTTTTAAACGGGAGAGGGTTACCATTAAGTTTGTTGAAACGCGGGTAGTGTTTTACATAGTAATCTGCCACATAAATTTTATGAGCTTTAAGATGACCATGTAGGGATTTTTCGGAAGTAAATTCTGACCCGCACTCTTTGCATTTATAAGACATCTTCAATACCAATCCCCAGCACTCTCGCCTTCCAAGCAGACATCCCCTCTAGACGTTGGGCTTCCTTTTTGATTACTTGTTTTTGCATTTCGGCTATCTTGACCATATTTTTTCTTTCCTCTTCTTCTTGAAATAATTGGACAATAGATAAAAATGATGCTGTGTCCTTTTGTTGGTTCGCTAAACGCGTACCACGGTCACCCTGTAGCTTCTTTGTTAGATTTTCTATACGGGTCTCGCATTGATGGTATTCAGAGCTTTTGGCTTTGATAATTTCCGCTAAACGGACAGTCATTTCATCTTGGTGACCAGCATCTTCGAACATCTCGTTTAATTTTTGCAAATGACCAGTAATTAACTCTAAGTTAATAATTTCCTTGCCCACATTCATATATAAATTAAGTTCGTCAGCAGTTAGGTCTGGCTTGTCCCAAGTAAGTCGTATAAATTCTTGCTCGAATAACTCTTTGTCTCTGGGGCTGATATAATTATTAACAATAGCGACAAATCTAGAGTTGCTAAGATTTATCCGCAGCTTATCGCAACAAGTGCGCGCCGTTCTAGATAGCTTTCCCTCTTCCAGCCCGACACCAGTTGAGTCATTAATCTTTTTAATTAATCTGGAGATAGCTTGCGGTGCGATATAGTTTCCAGAAGCATCCTGTCCTTTTTCTTTTTCTTCTTCTCTTTCTTGATTAACCAACTCGTTAATAACACGCCATTCCTTAGAAAGTCTTTTTACTGGTTCTTTAAAAACAATATCAGCGATCTCTGATGTGTTCATCCCATCTCTTTTAAACTCTTCAATTTCAGATAACTGTGACTCGGTAAGCGTTATATTATTTGCTTTATCGTGTTTTGTTGTTTTCGTTTTGTAACCATTTTTGGCTAGAAATTTTGTAACAGCTCTTCCCTCTTTAGCGCGGCCATCAAGACTTTCATCCTCAAAAACAGCTCTAGTAATGTTTATAATGTTTGGATCAATTTTAAAAATTTCTAAAATTAAACTTTTCTGTTTTTCAGTAAGATTAATCATATTATATCCTTTGATTTTATTATTTGCTGAGCTTTTTCTTGAAATATCTTTTTTAAGTTTTTTATTTGTTTATATCCAGCAGAGCGCTTTTTCTCGTTTGTCTTAAAGCCAAGATAATCAGCGACCTCTTCCTCTGTATAGTTTTCTATAAACATCATACTAAATGCTCGAAAATGCCTGCTACTAAGATGGAGCTTCATTTCTTGCGCTAACTTATTTGTCGTTCGCTCTAGATCTAAAAAGTTATCTTTTTTGGATTGGATTTCGTGGGAATGATTTTCGATTGTCACGGCTAGTTTAATATCATATGCAGATTTTTTCTTTTTTTCCCATTTTTTAAATTCTCCACAAGAGTTATCCTGAATGGAACTCTCTGTTTTATTACAACCATCTCCGCCACTATTAAATTTACAACGTAAACATGGTCTTACATAATTTCCATAATGATTACGCAAAAGGTTTTTAAATTGATTAGAAACAACTCTGCTTAGCCAAGGCTCAACAGGTTTAGATTGATCCCACAAGTGCCACTTCTTGTAGATGTGTGTCATAATGATTTGCTTAATGTCGTCGTAATCTACATAAGCTACTGCATCCAAATCCCACTTTGATCTTTTTCTTTCTAGAGCTATTTCTATTTTATCTATTTTATCTTCAAAAGAATACATTATAAATCATTAATGTCCCTAGTGATTTGCTGCCGTCTTTTGGGGGCCTGCTTTCCCCCAATCGAACCTATTGTGTGTTGGACACTTGAACCAAAATCTTCAAGTTCGTATTCTAACTTAGAAATAGATGGAACAAAACCAGCATCAGTATAACCATCCGTATCCTCTTTAGATCTGGATACTTTCTTTTTGGTTAAAACGTTGTCCTTGGTTTTCTTTTCTGCTGAAATAGCAGTACCACAACTTGGGCAAAAGTTAGGTGGATTGAATTTATATTCTAGCTTAGTGCCACAATCAAAACAAAATTTAGTCATATCCTATTATACAATAAGATATTATTTTTTAAAATTTATTTTTTTCTAGCTTTGAAACTATGAATTTCAATATCTCACTTCTTTTGATATCTTCTACACCAAATTTCGTACAATAAATTCCGTTGTCTTCGGATTCTTGATCATCAAAAGTATTAAATATGTCAGAAAAACCACTATTACGAATATCGCTCTGCATCATGTCACCACAAATAATAATTTTAGAGTCTTCACCTATTCTCGTTAATACGGTCATGAGTTCGTCATAACAAAAATTCTGCGCCTCATCAATAATAACAATCGTGTCATTCCAATTAGAACCCCTGACAAAATTTACAGGCATACATTGAAAGAGGTTTTTTTCCTTTAGTATTTTAATTTCTGAAGGTTCAACCATTTCTTCTAGTTTATCGTAAAACGGCCCAGCAAACACACCAAACTTTTCGTCAATAGATCCTGGGAGAGACCCAAGGCTTTTTTGCGAGCTTTCAGCTATGCTTCTGATGTACAGAATATCTTTTTCAAGGTCTGCATCCATCATCATCTGCAGGGCTGAATATACAGCCATGTAGGTCTTTGCAGTCCCAGCGGGTCCAGCCAAAAACATTAGTTTTGTTTTTGTGTCTAGCGCTGTTTTTAAAAAATCAACTTGATTTTCGGTAAATTTAAATTTACGTTTTTTGAATCGTATTTTATGACCCAATTGTTTGAATTCCAACTCAGGCATTTTTTATTTTAGCAACTCTGTGATAGTTATAGAACCTCTTGCTAGATCCCCACCTTGTATAGTAACATTTTCAGCGTTAAGTCTTCCATCAACGGTCGATGTTAACAATGTTGAAGCGGTTGCATTTTTGACTTGAATTCTTATTGATCCAGGATTGCTTCCTGTAATTGGCACGAGTCTTTGAATATTATCTCCTTGAATTTGTAATGAATGCTCGGCTGTGAGTAACTCGCATTTAGTGATATTATAATTCCCAATTGTATATACTGGCAACCTATTCGCACTGAACTGATACTGTACTGATTCAAAAGTATCAATATCACCTAAGCGTGTTGAAATATTAGCACCATTTCCGTCAAAAAGAGAATATGCGCCATGTCCGAAAGTGCTAAAATTCGTTGCTGGTAAAACGCTGTCATTCAATGCGTCTGCTATTTGGCCACCAATACTTGTTGTTGTCAATGGATTATAAATTGCGAAGTCGCACTGCATTAAAATAGGAGCGTACGGAGAAACAGTATAAGAAAAAGATGTCATAAACGCGCCAGAACCCGATATTCCACTAAGGGAGTCACCAATTCTAAAGGTTGTCCCAGCATCGCCGACGTCTCCAGTATAATCAGCAGGGGTAAATTCGCTTGGAGCGATATAAGCACTAAAGGATAACGAGGCGTTTGGAGGCCCAGAAAGATTAAAATTATCTTTAGTTGGCTCTTTACCCACAACTCTAGATGGAGCAATATTTGGTGTGTAATTTAATTGAACTTGTTGCGCTATCACTCCCTTGTTATTACCTTCAGTTGGTAATGTACTAGTGTTTGCCGAATTGCCAAAATAAAGAGGTACGTCCTGATATGAAATATATGCCATAATTATTATTACACTTTTTTATAACCCTTGTACTCTAAATTGGCAATAATAGTATCCCCAACCCCAGCTGAGAAACTTTCGCTAGTTAAGTGGGCATTCTCTAATGTAAATGTATTAAGAATGGAGTTTTCACCACTAATTTGAATTTGTATTGTTCTATTTCTATCTTTAGACACCTCTAAAAAAGAAAATGTTTCTTCTAACTCATAATCCTCTACCTCTATCGAAATTTGCACTTGCTGAGAGATGGGTCCTACCGTTTTTACTTGCGCGACCTCAAAAGAATTAATACCATACATAGCCTGCTTATTGATTGTTTGGGTAAAAACCACAGACTGGACAGCGTTAGTCGCACCTTTGTCAAATGTTACTATTAAACCTTCCTGAGGAACTTTTTGAATTGAGTTTTCATTTACAGCGCCAAGTTCGACAGAAGATTCGCTTCCACTTAACGATCCGTAAATATCTAAATTAAAAGCAATCGTGGGTAAACTTCCCACTTGAGCAGAAACAGAATAATCACCCAAACAAGCTTTTTCAAAATCAATTAAATTATCCCCATATCCGAATTGCCCGCTAATGGAGCTGGAACCAGTTAGCCCTGTTATAAAATCAGAGTTTAGCAGTAATTTATCAATAGCTAGAGTTGTTATTGTGGGGCTGGTAATAGTTGTCCCATTAAAACTTGACCCTACCGCCAAAACAGGATCTTCTGAAACTTGCTGTGAAAACGCTACGTTTTGCACTCCAGTCAATAAGGTATTATTGATAATTATATATTCTTCGTGAGATCCACCCAATGCCATAGTGTAATTTACACTTTTTTGTTATTTTAATTTCTTTAAAGCGTTTTTTATTTTTTTTTCGCTTTTCAGAATTTTAAGTGTAACACATATCGCCCTATGGCTTAAACGCGTAAGGCTATTATACGGTCGTTCAAAACTTTGCCCCGAATTTCTTTAACGGATTTTCGGGGCTTTTTTGTTGACAATTGTATTTTTGCGCGTATATTCCTTTAAATGATAATTGAAGAAATACGACACTTACTTGATGACGGAGCCATTATACTTGATGGCCTAGACGAAGCAATTATGGGATATAGCCAAGATGGTTTGCTGATTTACGGCTACGACTTAATGCTCGATCTTTTTATGAAACAAAACGAATGGACACAGCTTGAAGCTGAAGAATGGATTGACTTCAATGTTTTGGGGCTTCTGAAT